TAAAGTAAGTATGGCGTGCCAGACTCAATCTGAGCATCTAGGATTTCAAACCAAAGTTTCTGTGCTTTTAAAGTCTTCCGTGCCCGTCCTTCAGACTCATACTTTGTATAAAGCGCTTCAAATTCTCCGCCAACTACATCAGCAAGACCCGGTGCTTCATTTGGACAGAATAGTGACCAGTTTCCATCTTCTTCAATACGCTTCATGAATAAATCAGGAATCCAAAGAGCATAGAACAAATCACGAGCCCGCTCTTCTTCAGCGCCAGTATTTTGCTTCATACGTAGAAAGTCTTCTATATCGGCATGCCATGGCTCTAGATACATAGCAAATGAGCCGTTACGTCGTCCACCTCCTTGATCAATATAGCGTGCAGTATTGTTAAACACACGAAGCATTGGTACAATACCATTCGAAGTACCATTTGTGCCTTTAATAAGAGACCCGCGTGCTCTTACGTTATGAAGATGAAGACCGATGCCACCAGCATGCTTACTAATCATTGCGCAATCACCAAGGGTCTTATAGATTCCTATTACACTATCATCTGCCATAGAAAGCAGAAAGCATGAAGATAACTGCTGTCGTTGTGTGCCGGCATTGAAAAGTGTCGGAGTCGCATGAGTGAAATACTTTTGGCTCATGTAATCATACGTTTCAAATGCTTTTTTCAAATCATGAGGCCAAATCGCAATTGAAGTGCGCATCCAAAGATGCTGAGGACGCTCTAAGATTTTACGATTTGCGGCACGTAGCAAATAAGACTTTTCTAACGTCTTGAAACCGAAATAATCAAACAGATAATCTCTATCATGGTCAATCTTTGCGTCGATTTCCTTGCCATGCTCTTTTACAATAGCAGCCATTTCATCAGATATATAAGAACTAACTTCATTTGTTTTAGGGTCAGTCTGGTTATGAAGTGCTAGCATCACATTTGTAAAGGATGGGTCTGTATTTTTCTGGTGATTGCTGATAGAAATACGCGCAGCAAGAATACCATAATCCGGATGGGTTGTTGAAAGAGAAGCGGCAAGCTGGCCGGTTAGCTCATCAATTTCACTTGTCTTAACACCATCATAAATACGCGCAAGCACTTGCTGGGACAGGGAATCGGGGTTTACCTGAAGATTCTTAGATGCTTTGCGAATACGACCAAGAACTTTATCAAATGAAATGGGCTCAAAAGAGCCATTGCGTTTCTGTACTTTCATACTAAGAGACATTTTGACAATTGGTGAATAACTACGCCGCATGGAATAAATAATCAATTTTAACAAAAATATGTATTAGATGGCGAAAGGGGTGGTAGTTTTTGATTTAGATTTAACTCTTGGTGATCTAAGAGTAATAGATTATTTTGGATTAATTTATGAGCCAAGTTTAATTGGAGGAAGAGATGCAAATACAAAAGATGCCAGAGATAGAGATATATCAATATGGAGTTTCTATTATGATGATTATGATATTGAAAAAAAATTAGTAGAGTTAAGAAATAACTTTGAAGAAACATTACATAAAAATCCACAAATACTAAATAGAATTTTAAGACCAGATTTAAAAGAAATATTAGAGCCATTGGTTCAAGCCTATAAAAAAAACAAAATAGAGAAATTTATTATTTATTCAAATAATGCGAGTATCTATTCTTTACAATATACTGGGCGAGAGATAAATAGAATGTTTCAGATTGAAATAGAATTTGAATATTTGGATAGAACAAATAAATTAAGAGATGAATATGATGGAAATATTACTGGAGCAAGAACTAAAACTATAAAAACTATAGAAAAGATTATAAATCATAGTGTAAAAGATAAAGAAATATTATTTCTTGATGATATGATTCCAAAGCATGAAGATTTTGATATATTTTTAAAAAATACTAGCAACTATATAAATATACCACCATATTATTCTAATATTAAAGATGACGAGTTAGAAAGTATATGGAATATTTTTGAAAAGGAATTTATTAATTCGTTTGACACATCTGATTTAAGACATATCAAAAGTTATTTAAAAGCAAATAATTTAGATGAATTAAAGAAAAATTATTTGCATTATTCGCGACTAAGAGAAGATATAAAACCCTATCATCCTGAAAATAAAATAAATAATATTATTATAACACAAATAAAACCATATATACATCATCTTTCAAAACATAGCGTTGGACGCAAGAAAAAACGAACACGTAAAATTAAACATAGAAAAAGTTTAGTTTCTACGTTTTAGTTTTTTAGTTTTCGTTTTTCTTGTTTTTCTTGTTTTTTTTCTGCCTCCCATTAAAGTAACTATAGGATCTCCATTTATTGGTTTTAATGTGTTGTTATCAGGTGGCATACTACTATATTCAGAAGCTGGTACATCTGTTAGTGTCATAGAAGCACTTCCTACTACTTGTTCTGTTCTACCGTCGGAACTTTTAATTATTACATTTAAGTAATTTCCTGAAGAGATTCCTATAGAAATTGGGAGGTAATTTATAGAACTAGGACTCCTATTTTTTAATGTAATCGTTCCTTTGTCTTCGTAATTTAGATAATGTGGCGAGTTAGCTAAAACAATAAATAAATTACCAATATCGTTGCTAACTAATGTAGTACTATTACCATTTCTAAATCTTTTACGATCAAGTGGATTAATTCGACCATTATCATAGTATATTTTAAATCGTGTATCATTAATATTATCTGATGGCTGTAAGGCATCATATACTTGACGTATTAATGTGGTAGAAGTTGGAGGACTCCAAACGCCACCACTAGAAGGTTTTCCTAAAACAAAATTTGTTTTAAGTATGCGTTTTATAGAGTCTGCTGCTGGCGCAGGTGCTGGCTTTGGTGCTGGCTTTGGTGCTGGTCTTGGTGCTGGTCTTGGTGCTGGTCTTGGTGCTGGCGACGGTGTTAAAGTTAGTATACGTTTTATAATTGTACCGTTAATTGAAGTTGATTGGTTTTTTATTATTTGAGTTATATTAGAAGGGTTAATTGTTATGCTTGTTCCATCCTTATATTGTATAGTTGTTTGAAAGTTCTTTAATTCATTAATAAATTGTGGCACCCCTCTGTTTATACTGTATTGAGAAGCCATATTCGAATCACCATCGGGGGTTACCATAGAATTAACTGATAATGTAATAGGGTCATTAACATTGTAATTACTTGTATCAGATATACCTGTTAATTTTATATTTGTTAAAGCTCCTGATGATAATATTGGTTCCATATTGGTAAAACTAATTGGTTCTATAGGGGTTGCGGATGGCGAAGGTGATGGTGATGGTGATGGCGAAGGTGATGGTGATGGTGAAGGAGATGGTGACGGCGATGGTACAGATCTTATAAGAGTTATAATACCTTGAACAGGTTTTAGTTTTATTATATTTTGTATATTTGACGGTATAGAAATACCATATGTTAAGGTATTGTTAGTAATATCTAAAATTTTAGTATAATTGGGAGCAACAGGTTTTAACATTTGTATACCAGATGAATGGGCAAATATTGGTCGACCATAAGAAAAACTTCCAGCGTCTGCTAAAACTTTAAAATCCATATCATTTGGATTATAAGAAGTTCCTGTCTCTAGCGCTGGAAGACTAGAATAAGTTACATCAATTATATCTCCAACTTTAAAATTATTTATATTATTATTTATAGTGAGTGTTACTGTTTCTGCACTTCTATTTATTGATATATCAGAAAAATTTAAAGTAATAGCAGGAGCTTGTGGACCCGACATCTTATATAGATTTAGACTTTATTTGCCATTTTTAGTAACTTTGTTTGAGTAATAATGCGACTACTAATATTCATCGTTTCTAACTCTTGAAGCAGTAGCTTGTAGGCGTAAGGAATTTCAACAGAACTGAAATTGGTAGTATTTCCACAACCTCTGCAAAGCCAAATACCTTCTTTTGGATTCGTCACAGCAATTAGACCACATTCTTTACAGCTATGGCAGCGGAATAAGTCAGAGCATTCCATAAAACGCTCTTTTGTAAATTCACTGATGCCGTGCGCAATAACACAATCACGCTCCATTTCACCAAATCGGAGACCACCTTCTCGCGCTCGTCCTTCTGCTGGCTGACGAGTGAGCATAACAAGAGGACCTGATGACCTAGAATGAATCTTATCTGCGCTACAATGGCGGAGACGCTGATAATAACAAGGACCCATAAAGATACTGGTATCCATCATACTTCCAGTAAATCCATTGTATAAAATTTCATTGCCGTATGGCTCCATACCAAGTTTGTCACGTAGAATAGACGAAAGACCTTCAATTGTTACATCGTTGAATGGGCTACCGTCGCCAAGACATCCAAGTTCACACGCTACTTTTCCTAGCAATGTTTCCATGAATTGCGCAATTGTCATGCGTGATGGAATACAGTGAGGATTGATAATAATATCTGGAATTAGTCCAGACGCAGTCTGAGGCATATCTTCAGGATTTAGAATCATACCCATAGTACCTTTCTGACCGTGTCGAGAGCTGAACTTATCACCAATCTCAGGAATACGGTCTTGACGCACTCGGACTTTCACAAAACTATAACCTTCGCCATTGCGGTTCTTGAAAATCTTATCTACCCATCCAGTCTCATTGTTACGAATTGTGCGTGATACATCGCGAAGACGCTTTGCGCCAGCGGGAACAACCATACCAGTCGGTACACGGATTGGCACAACTTTACCAATGAGAATATCGTCGGCATCCACAAATGTATTCTCTGGAATGAAACCATCCGCATCTAGTTTGTCATAATTCGCATGTTTCATTTGCTTTGTAGTAGTATTATCAGGCTTTACAAACTTCTCTTCTTCACCAGAAGATTGATTCTTTCGCTCTTCGTCTTTGTATGTGCGATAGAAGATACTTCTGAATAGACCTCGGTCGAGTGATCCACGATTAATCATGATAGAATCTTCTTGATTATAGCCAGTGTATGTCATAATAGCAACAATTACATTCTGACCTGATGGCATCGTCTGAGAGCCATAAAACTTTGACATGTATGGTGATACAAATGGTGCTTGAGGATAGCATAATACATGCGCCATAGTATCAAATCTATCTTTAAAATTTAAGGCATACATACCCATTGCTTGCTTGCCCATCGCGGCTTGGTAAGAATTTCTGGGTGACTGATTGTGGTCAGGAAAAGGGATGTTTGAAGCAAGAGTACCAAGAGCAGTAGAAGGATGGATTTCTACATGCGTATGGTCTTCTGTTAGTTCACTAAACTTCATAGCAATGAAAGTACCTTCTGTCTCACCAGGGTCAATATACTCTACAAGCATGTTGTTTTTTGGTGATACCCAAAGTAGTAAATCATTCCATGTCTTTAGCGCATTTACTTGCTTATTCAGTTCTCCACTAGTATCTGCTGCGATTTCACGAATAGTTTCTGCGCAAAACAGTGGACGTAGAAGACGGCCAGCTTCCGTCGTCAACCAAATCTCACGAAACATTGGTTTCCAGATAATACCAGTGAACATATGAATCTTACCACAACGTTTCGCTTGTTTTAGATTTTTGATTGTAGAAACTACATCTTTATTATCTAGACTGCCAACCCATGCGCCGTTCATGAACACACGTACAAGTGTATGTTTCTCTTCCACCGTTGATTTTTCTAGTGGGATTAGAACTCCTAGTTTTTTGAAATAATCTTTTAGAATTTTAATATTTGAGTAAATACTTACACTTGCAGTATTACTCATATTCTTTACAACACCTACACTATGACCTTCTGGAGTCTCTGAAGGGCAGATATAACCCCACTGAGTATTGTGAAGCTTTCTAGGAGCAATCAGTTTACCAGTCTTCTCTATTGGTGTGCTAACGCGGCGCAAATGGGAAAGACTCGCTACATAATTTAGACGATTAAGAACTTGGCTTACACCAATCTTTGTTGGTCCACCAATCTTTGCTGAGCCAAAGTTACCAGTTGCTAGACTTGTCTTCAAACCAACTTCCATGATAACACTCTTAATAATTTTGTTAATATTGCTCAGATTCACAATATCCTCAAAATTGCCAGAAGCGCGCCAACTTCCATTATGAATTTCTTTAGAAAGACCTGACCGAATATCTTTCACCATCTTATTGTTGAAGTATGTGCGGAATAATGAAGCAAGTAGAAAGCCTGGCAAGTCAACGCGTTTATTCGGATACGCATCTCGGTCATCAATAGGAATCTTTCCAGAATCAACCCATAGTAGCTTGCGAGTCATGTGGGAAAGATAGCACGCTTTCGCATAGTTATCAGCTTCAGTAAGACCAATGTGAGGAAATACTTCTTTATGAAGAAGGTCTTGAACTTTCATTGTATTCTGCTTTGATGCTTTGGTAGAAGAGGTATTCATCTCATTTGCAATATAGATTTGCGCTTCTTCTTGCGTCTTAATGAAATTTGCTTCTTGCATCGATTCATCGAAAAGGCTGAAATAGCTGGGGTCACTATCTTTACCAAGAATCAAATCGTGAATATCTTTGTCGTTCGCAACACCAAACGCACGAAAGAGAATGAAGAGTGGAATATCATTTTTGATACGAGGGATATTTGCTTTTAGAAGATGAATCTGAGAGTTTTTAGGATGGTATACAATCTTTACCATATTACTCTTAGGTACTTGGTCGTTGTCAGGACCGATACTCTTTACCTCAATCGCTTCGATATCTTTGTTATTTGATTTGTTGTTCCGAAATACAAATGGACGATTTTCACTCATTCGCTCTTGACTGATAATTACTCGCTCACCACCAGAAACGATAAAGTAGCCACCAGCATCTTCAGAGCATTCGCCAAGAACTTTAGGATGTACATATGTCTGGTCATGTAGCAAGCAATACTTACTACCAACCATTACTGGAATCTTACCCATATGAACGTTGGGAAACAGACGCTCACGCATACTGCGATGACCATCTTTTGTATTGTCGATAAAGACGGTCTTGATACGAACATCAACAAATAATGGAGAAGCATATGTAAGATTTCGGAGACGAGCGTCATTGGGCATCATAGGAAGAATTGCACCGTTGTTCTCGAAAATAGTAGGTTTGCGAAACGCAAGATTCTCGAAACTCATATGAATCTCATACTCAAACTTAGGACCACCAAGAGCAGCAATACTGTCTGCTTTGAATCCCATTAGAGCATTTGCTGCGGATGTAGAAAGACCTGTTGCTGACGCAAGTGCTGAGCGTGGACCAGAAAGAGGAACTTCTGGAGAGCCGCGAACAATAATTGGATTTGCATTTTTGATAATTTCAGGAATGTCAATATCCATAAATGTGTTGAACGATTCGATTTGATGAAAGATAATATGACGACCTTCACATTGGCTAAAATATTTATTTAGCACAGAATGATATGAAGGATACATTTTTGATATATAGTTTTATTTACTTTTAAACATTTAATTTTATTTTTTTTTTGTTAGATTTAAAAAGTTACATTTATTAGTTTGATGTCAGATACAAAAAATATTATAGTTACAGGCGGGGCTGTAGAAGGAATGACATCAAGTGGTAAAAAAAGACGCTCACGAAAAAATCATAATGGAGGTGGCTCTACACAAGGCGCTATAGTTCAACTCCAATCTACGACTTCTTCTTCTACGGCAGAAGTTCCTACTGAAGGAGTAAATCCTTCTGTACTTGCTGAAACCGCCGCTCCTGTACTAAGTGGGGGCGCAGTTCCTAAAGTAAAAGTTGTATTAAATGCGCCTAAGAAAAAGACGCAGAAGGTTGTATTATCTGTTGCAAAGACTTTACCAGCATTAAAACCTACAACGTATATGACTTCTAAAAACAAAACACGTAAATCTTCTAAACGTATTCAGTTTTCTTTGAAGAATCTTCGTAAAAAGTTGGGGGTTGCGAAAACAATTAAGAAACATTCTGAAGAGAAATCTTTAGAGGAAATTAAAGGAATTTTATCGGATGCGAAACTTATTAAGAAAGATTCGAAAGCCCCAGAATCTATGATACGACAGATTTATAATGATTATATGAGTATGAAGCATAAGGCTCTTTAAAAGAAGTTAAAGCCCTAGCACTATATCAATATAGCAAACATGAGAGAAGAGTATCAAAAACTCTATAAAGAGCATTCTAAAATATATGGCCCAAATACATGCATTTTTCTAGAAGTAGGTAAGTTCTATGAAATGTATGATTCTATTCAACCAGAAACAGGCTTAGGTGAAACATCCATGCAACGAGCAGTTGCGTTACTAAATATTCAACTAACACATAAAGAAAATAAGGATTTATTCGCTGGTATTCCAGAACAAAGTCTTCATAAATTTGCGTCAGTTCTCACACGTGAAGGTTGGACGGTTGTAGTGGTAGACCAAGAAAAAAGTATACAAAATAAAGTTCTTTGTAGAAAGGTTTCACAGATTCTTTCGCCAGGAACTCACGTTGAAGCATTTTCTTCTGATTCTGTATTTATTGGTTGCTTGTATTTACAAGAAGTTCCAAAATCAGCTCCTATGTTTTCTATTAGTGTTACTGATATTTCTACTGGGCGTTGTTTGAGTTATAACTCTAAATTGGAAGGTAAATATGATAGTTGGAACTTTGACCGGCTACTACATTTTTTCCAAGTCCATCCTATTCGTGAATGTGTTGTAGTATGGAATGGTGATGTATATCAAAAACCTAGCGAGCAGTATTTAAAACAAAATTTAGGAATTCCCACAACAATTCTACATATAAAACAATACAGTTCATTAAAGAAAATTATTAATTATGAAGAAGTTTTTAAACGATTTTTTTCAAATAAAAGTCTTATTTCAATTTATGCTAAGCTCAATATTATTATAAACACAGATATTGAAATATCTTTTGTGCGTCTACTAGAATTTATTGAAGACCATTTTCCATCATCAAAACAGATTCTTGAAGAGCATACTGTATGGAAACCAGAAGATAATGTGTATCTAGGAAATAATGTATTGAACCAATTGAATATGATTTCTTCAACAAATGAAAGTATTCTTTCATATTTTCAAAAGACATTTACACCTTTGGGAAAGCGAGCGATTCTTGAACGACTATTATATCCGCTAAGTGATGTTAATATACTATCGATGCGTATTTACCGTTTAGAACTTGCTATGAATTTAGATGCTAATACAAAGAAACAGATTGAATTTGCATTAAAACAAATATCTGATTTACAAAGAATTCATCATAAATTTACACTTTATAATTTGAATTCTATAGATATTTTAAATCTAGAACAAAGTTACACAAGAATTCTTGAAATTATGGTTGCTCTAGAAAACACACCTTTGCATGTAAATAATGAATTACACAATTCATTTATTGGTTATATTGAATATTTTAAAACACAATTTGATATTGAGAAAGCAAAGAATTCTTCTGAAGATATTTCATTTTTAAACAATAGTTTAGCCCCTAAAACGTATACTATTGAAATGGCAATTCAAGAAGAAAAAACAAAAGCAAATACTTTTTTAAAGTCTCTAAATGAATTTACTAAAGAATCTTTAAAATTTGAAGAAAAAGAATCAAATATGTTTTCCATAGATGCTTCACGAAAGATTATTACAAATATTGATACAAAGTTAAAAAATACAAAGAAAGAATTATGGCCTCATACAAGTATTCATACTACAATTCGTAAATCAAATGGTTCGCTAAGCAGTTCCTATCTTGAGGATATTCATAACGTAGTATTTGTATTACGTTTAAAATTAAAAGATTCTGTATCAAAAGAGTTGCCATCAATTTGTAATAATTTATTTGACGCGTTCAAAGATTTATGGTTACAGATTGAAGATTATGTTTCAGATATTGATATTTTATTTTCTATGGCAAAAGTGTGTAAAGAAAAGAATTTTACAAAACCTATTTTTGAAGAAAATGAGCATGGCTCTGGTGTTGAAATTATTGGACTAAGACATCCACTTATTGAATCGCAAAATACAAGAGTTGAATACGTAAAGCATAATGTATCCTTAAATTCTGGAAAAGGTTGGTTGCTCTATGGGATGAATGCTTCTGGTAAATCTTCACTTATGAAAGCAGTTGGTATTGCTGTGCTACTGGCGCAAGTAGGCTGTTATGTTCCAGCAAGCTCTTTTATATTAAAACCGTTTAGAGGAATTTATACAAGAATTTTAAATCAAGATAATATTTATGCGGGTCTTTCATCATTTGCAGTAGAAATGCTTGAATTGCGTGAAATTCTTAAGAAAGCAGATAAATATAGTTTGGTTCTTGGAGATGAATTATGTTCTGGAACAGAATCTGTATCCGCTACTTCATTAGTTGCTTCTGGTATTATCTGGCTTCAGAGAAAGAGTACGTGTTTTATTTTTGCAACTCATTATCATGGATTAAATAAAATTAAACAGATTCAAGAATTAAAAAATCTAAAAATTTATCATCTAAAAGTTCATTATGACCCTGTAAAAGATTTATTAGTCTATGACAGAAATCTTGAAGAAGGTCCTGGCAGTACATATTATGGATTAGAAGTTGCAA